ACAAATCAAATGGTATCATTACACAATACAGTAAAGACGGAGATCCTATTCGTACATATGTATTCGAAGGTATGTATCCTGTTACTATTAGCGAAATTGCTATGGGTTGGGACACCGTCGATACAATTGAAGAATTTCAGGTAACTTTCCAATATGACTTCTGGAGAGTCGAGGGAAGTACTGGCGTTCCAACTACATAATTTTTGAAGGATTTTAAATAATGAAGATCTTTGGTTTTGAGGTCAAGAGGCCAGAAGACGAAGAACAGGCAACCCCTGTATCGTTCGCTGCGCCTCAGAATGATGACGGCGCGATTACCGTTAGTGGTAACGCGCTTGGTGGTTTCTATAATACGATACTAGATATGGAAGGCTCAGCTAAGTCTGAGTCTGAACTAATTACTAAGTATCGAGCTATGGCTCAACAACCGGAAATAACACAAGCAATTGATGATATTGTAAACGAAGCGATTAGTATTGATACAGATGATTCAGTAGTTGAGATCTCCTTGGGAGAAACTGATCTACCTGATAAAGTAAAAGAATCAATCACAGAAGAGTTTAGTAATATATTAGGTTTGTTTGACTTTTCTAATAATGCTTATGATATGTTTCATAAGTTTTATGTTGACGGAAGACTAAATTATCATATCATTATTGATGACGAAAACCTTAAGAAAGGTGTCATTGAATTAAGATATGTAGATCCTCGGAAGCTAAAATTAATCCGAGAAGTTGATAACAAAGGAAAGGATAAGTGGTCAGGCGCTCCTACTAAGAAAATCAAAAATGAATATTACATGTATTCAGATACTGGTTTCTCAGGTGCAACAACTACTTCAGGCTCAGCAAGTGGATTTAAGATATCTAAGGATAGTGTAGCTCGAGTAACATCAGGCTTAATGAATGAAAACAATAGCTTAGTATTATCCCACATCCATCCTGCAATTAAGCCTCTTAACCAACTACGTATGTTGGAAGATGCTACAGTTATCTACACTTTGACAAGGGCTCCAGAGCGTCGAATATTCTATATCGATGTTGGTAACTTGCCAAAGAATAAGGCAGAGCAATATCTACGTGATATGATGACTCGCCATAAGAATAAGTTACAGTACAATGCATCAACTGGTGAGATTAGCGATTCTCGTAAGATGATGACAATGACTGAAGATTTCTGGTTCCCACGTCGTGGTGGTGAACGTAGTACAGAAGTTGATACTCTTGCCGGTGGTAGTGCACAGGGCTTGAGCACAGACGAAAATTTACAGTACTTTCAACGCAAACTTTATAAAGCGTTGAAGGTACCTATTGGTCGTTTAGAGCCAGAGACAATGGCTACCTTTGGTAGAGTGTCTGAAATTACTCGAGACGAACTTAAGTTTGCTAAGTTTATTACAAGGGTACGATCACGTTTCTCTTGGTTATTTAATATTGTATTAGAGAAACAGCTGATCTTAAAAGGGATCCTAACTCCAGAAGAGTTTGAAAATATTCGTAACGATATTCGATATGATTTCATTCAGGATAATTACTTTACTGAATTAAAAGAAGCTGAAATCTTACGAGAGCGTTTAAATACTTTGAGAGAGCTTGAAGATCAGGTTGGTGTATATTATTCAAGACAATGGGTTGTACAGAACGTCTTGAAAATGAACGAAGAAGAGTATAAGGAAGTACAGGATCAGATCGCCTCAGAGAAAGAAGAAGGTGGCGATGAAGACGATGATGTCGACTTTAGCTAAAATACACAAAAAATTTATTATATAAATAATGAATAGTAATTAAAAAAATTAAATAGGACTTAACAATGAAAAAACTTAAAGACATTCTTTCGGAGGTTGCTCAACCAAAGTCTGCGGAAGAAAAGAGATTCAAAGATCAACATACGATCGAATTGATTAAGCATCCTGTTGCACTCGATTCTCAATTTACCGGTGAGATTGAAGGTCTTGAAAGTAAAGCTCGACCTGCCGATCAAACTGACGGAAAAGATGCTGATGCATATGACCAGGCTTATGCTGTTAAAGACAAGCCATTCAAAATGCCTAGGAATATCGATGAGAGCCGGATGCGTTTTTCTGATTTACTAGAGCGAGTTATGGTCAACGAGTCAGATATGGAAATGATATCTGAAGATCCTTCTCGTGAAGTTCCTATGATGCAACGTCAACTTGAGTTTATCTGTTATGCTGCTGAAGAGATTCAACAGTATCTTTCTCAAGAAGGTATTGATCCAGAAGAATGGTATCAAAACAAATTAGCAAACGCTTTTTCATATATGAAATCACTGCATGCTTATGCAGAAGGCGAGAAGCGAGTTAACACGGTTGCTGCAGCTTATCAATACGAAGAGACAGAACAAGATAATACTCTTGAAGAAGCAAACTTTAAGCCAGGTAACATGAAACTTAAAGATGGTTCTTCTGTTAAACTCTCGATGGACGACGCTAAAGCAATTGCAGCAGTTATGAAAACTTTGAATCCTAAAAATCGTAAGGAAATGGAAGAGCGGTTAATGAAGGATAAGAAAGGATTTCAGGAAATTGTAGCTTTTGCTAAAACGGTAGGTTAAGAGGATACAAACATGGCACAACTAATTACTGAAATTAACGAAACTTGCGAAGTTATTACTGAAGCAAAAGCTGACGGTAAAGGTAAAAACTACTTTATCGAAGGTATCTTTATGCAAGGTGATGTTAAGAATCGCAATGGGCGTATTTACCCAGCAGATACTCTTGAAAACGAAATGAATCGTTATCAGAAAGAATTCATTGATCCAAAGCGAGCTTTAGGCGAGCTTGGTCATCCTGACGGTCCTACTATTAATGGAGATCGAGTATCTCACCTTATCACTAGCATGAATCGCGAAGGCGCTGATTTCTATGGCAAGGCTAAGATCCTATCTACTCCAATGGGAGAGATTGTTAAGTCTTTATTGGATGAAGGTGTTAAGATTGGCGTATCAACTCGTGGACTTGGTTCCGTTAAAGAGAAAAATGGAGTCATGGAAGTTCAAAAGGATTTCCACTTGTCGACTGTTGACATTGTAACTGATCCATCAGCACCCAATGCATTTGTTAATGGCATCATGGAGAACAGAGAATATTATTACGACATTGCTTCTAATTCATGGAGACCACAACAGGTTGAAGAAATTATTGAGCAGGTTGTTCAAGAGGTTGAGAAAACGGTCAATCGTGTAGTAAGAACTATTGACGAAGAAACGGCAGCTAGGATGTTCCAATCGTTCGTTCGATCATTGAGAAGCTAAAGTTTATAAATAAATTACAAACAAAAGATTTGTATTACTAATTAAATCTAAAGGAGAATAATTATGTTAGAAGAAGGTAAAGACTTCGTAGCAGATGACGGCGTTTCTAGCGTACCCAGTCCAGTTACACCCGCCGGTGGAGAAGACAAGAAGAAAAAGGGTAAGCCTGAAGATAAGATCGACACTAAAGCTGACGAAAAGACACCTGGTCAAGGAGTTAAAGCTGAAGAAGTAGAGACTGAAGAAGAAGTAGTTGTTGAGTCATCTATTGCTTCAATCTTTGAAGGTGAAGAATTGTCAGAAGACTTCCGTAACAAAATGACTGTTGTATTTGAAGCAGCCGTTAACGAGGAAGTAGCTACTAAAACACAGGGCCTCCAAGAGGAACTCGAAGCTCAACTCGAAGCTCAACTTTCAGAAGCAGTTGAATCTAAAATGTCTTCTGTTGTTGAGAATGTAGACAAGTATCTTGACTACGTAATTGGTGAGTGGATGGTAGAGAACAAGATCGCAATTGAGTCTGGCATCAAAGTAGAAATGGCAGAATCTCTAATGTCTGGTCTTAAGGATCTATTCCAAGAGCACAACGTTGAAGTTAACGAAGAAACTTTTGACGTAGTTGCTAGCCTTGAGAGTCAAGTAACTGATCTCGAAGATAAGGGCAATGCAGTTGTAAACGAAAACATTGAGCTACAACGTACTATTTCTGCTATGAAGGCAGAGCGAGTATTTGAAGGACTGACTGAAGGCCTTTCTGAAAATCAGATTGAGCGTTTCAAAGTACTTTCTGAAAAGCTTGATGTAGAAGATCTCGAAGATTACACATCCAATCTCGTGGTCATTAAAGAATCTTTCTTTAGCGAAGGCAAAATCGCCGCTCCTAAAGTAGAGGATGTCGAAGAAGACGAAATTATTCTAGAGGAACAGGAAGTCACTAAACCAGCTTCTGATTACTCCTCTATTAATGCTCTGGTTGAAGCACTCAACACTAGAAAGTAAAAGAATAATTAACAAATTTGGTTTTTTATAAATAAATTTTACGTTCAATTTACAAACAGGAGATAGAAACATGGAAAACTATCAAGCGCTTGTGGAAAAGTGGGGGCCAATTCTAGAGCACGAATCTTTTTCACCTATTAGCGATCAACACAAGCGATCGGTTACTGCAACCATCCTTGAAAACACAGAAAATGCACTTCGTCAAGAAGGTGACCTTTCTGCAAACATGACCAGCCTTCTTTCAGAAGCTGCTCCAACTAACGCTGCTGGCGCAGACGGTTTCAGTAGCGGTGCTACTGCTACAGGTCCTGTTGCTGGATACGATCCTGTACTGATTTCATTAGTACGTCGTGCAGTACCTAACCTGATCGCATACGACATCTGTGGTGTCCAGCCTATGACTGGTCCTACTGGATTGATCTTCGCAATGCGTTCACACTACGCTACTCAAGGTGGTGACGAGGCATTCTACAACGAAGCTGCTACTGGATTCTCTGGTACTGGTTCTTCTGTTGGTGCAACTGGTGATGCTAACACTAACACTGGTGTCTTCGATACTGGTCGTGGTATGGCTACTAACACTGGTGAAGCTCTTGGTGATGGTGTTGGCGCTGGCTACGCAGAAATGGCGTTCTCAATCGAGAAAGTTACTGTTGCCGCTAAGACACGAGCTCTGAAGGCTGAGTACACCACTGAGCTTGCTCAAGACCTCCGCGCTGTTCACGGCCTGGATGCTGAGACTGAGCTTGCGAATATCCTTCAAACTGAGATCCTTACGGAAATCAACCGTGAAGTTATTCGTACTATTTACCAAACTGCTGAAGCTGGTGCCGCTGGTACTGCTACTCCTGGGATCTTCGATCTCGATGTAGACGCTAACGGTCGTTGGTCTGTAGAGAAGTTCAAGGGTCTTATGTTCCAGATCGAGCAAGAAGCTAACGCAATTGCTAAGGGAACTCGTCGTGGTAAGGGTAACATCGTTATTTGTTCTTCAGACGTAGCTTCTGCATTGCAAATGGCTGGTGTTCTTGACTACGCTCCTGCTCTCAACGGAAACTCTTTGGAAGTTGATGATTCAGGTAACACTTTCGCTGGTGTACTTAACGGTCGCTACCGTGTATATGTTGATCCATTCGCTGGAACAAACTACATGGTTGTTGGCTACAAGGGCTCTTCTGCCTTTGACGCTGGTCTTTTCTACTGCCCATACGTACCGCTCCAAATGGTCCGTGCAGTTGGTGAGAACAGCTTCCAGCCAAAAATTGGTTTCAAGACTCGCTACGGAATGGTTGCAAACCCATTTGCCGAAGGTGATCACGATAGCCAAGGTTCTGGTGCACTCACTGCGAATGCTAACAAGTACTACCGTCGAGTACGAGTATCTAACTTGTTCTAAGCAAGCAAATAAAAATAAGAGTGGCGGTTTTAGCCACCAACGTTTTGGGGAACCTTTCGGGGTTCCCTTTTTTTATGCGTGAAACGTAATAAAACCTTAATTAAAATTTATTCAAACCTTAATAGAAAAACCACTTCTTTGCTGATAGATAAATTAGCGTAGACAACAACGTTTACGTATTTGTGAGCGATGGTGTAGAGCCATCAAGCAAAGGAGAATAATAAATGAAAACAGTTTTACTTGCTCTTATGGCAAGTGTTTTGTTGTGGTCAGGTGTATCCCAAGCAGATATTTCAGAACATAACTATAAAGCACAAAACGGCGATTGGACATATACGTATCGACATAGAGAAGGTACATGGCATACCGAACTTGGAAAGAAAGTTAAAGATATTGATGTCATGTATCGGTTCGCAGAACTAAATGGTACAATAGAAAATCGCATTAAATTCACACACAACATCTACAAAGCAAAATTCCTCAAGCTCGATCATCGTATCGAGTATCGTCACTTCGACAATAAAGAATCCCATTGGCGTTATCGGTTTATCCTATCAGCGGAACGTAAGATCTCTGATAGCGTATCTCTATGGGTGAAGATCCAACCACGTGTTAGTTTTAAAAACGAAACACAATTTGATTCGAGAGACCAATTTGGTTTCAAGTTTAAGTATGGTAAACTCAGTGTTTCACCTTTTGTAGAAAGAGGTGGTACTGAAAATTATCGCTATAAGCAAACCGTTATTGGTACGCATTTAAAGTATAAGATATAAGGAGATAG